TATCATCGATATCTAATAAATTATTTTCATCCATTGTTGAGAAGTGTCTAATTTCAGCAACTTTTGCTGGTCTTATTTTAACAATGATATCATCCGGATAAAATCTACCCTTAGATGGCATTGTTTCCATATCTAGCTCGTGCCAACCTAGATATACATCTGAATGTTCAGCCTTTGTTGGGCCAAAATCTTTCATGTTAACTTTACCTAAGCCTTGTTCGTCAATTACAGCCTCTACTGATTCAACATTAACTGTAGGTTCACTTGTCTGGTTAACGCCTTCACGAGCATCTAACATTTTTGACAATTCTTCCTTTGAAGGTTTGTTTTGTTCTGACATATTATTTTGATTTTAAGTTTTTTAAATTTTGTTTGATATATGATTTTTGATCTGGTGTTCTTTTAGACAACTCATCTTGTATTAGTCCCCTAATAAAAGCACTTACTGAAACTGGACGAGCTTCATTTTCTAAAGCATCGTTTAAAATAACTCTATTAATTTGACTGACTTCTGTTTCGGTTAGCAACACCTGTAGCTTTTTTGTAAGCTTTGTATTTTCCATAGTATTTTATTATGTATTCTGTTAATATTATAATATATTTTCTTTGGTTAAAAAAAGAGGAGTTCCTAGGAACTCCTCCTCTATTATAGAATTTATAATTAGTTTAATTCTTCAGACCATACATCTGATCTCCAACCAATTTCTAATGAAGCAGCATCTCCACTTTCGTAACTTAGTTCCGAAGTGAATCCGATACCAGAGGTAATAAAACAGTCATCAAGTGTTACCTTTCTGTAGATGTCTCCTTCTCTGTTAAACTGTACGATTACAATTGTACCAACATAGTTCTTTTTAAGACCCATTTCTCCAGTTTCTGGATTATATTGAGCTCTATACCATTGTCTTAACGTTTTGTATAAATAAGCTTGGTTTGCTTCGTTTAAGTTTAATGAAAAGTTAACAGTTACATCAACTGTAGTTTCACCAATTGTACCAGCAAATGATCTGCTAGCAAATTTGTATTTTTGAGTTATTGCGTCAACTCCTTTGTGTAGACCATCAAGTCCAGAAATAGAATTTATGTGCTGTAGTAACAATTCCTGTCCACCTACTCCCGCTGGTGGTAAAATAGTTACTTCGAACAGGTTAGCCTGTACTGGCTCAAAATTTCTGCCTTTCTTTTGTGTTTGATCCTCTGAATAATGTGGTAAAGCCATATCTTTAATTTCTTATTTTATTTATATATCTAATTTTATTATGCAAAGTTTCCAGTTGCAATTTCTCCTGTATTTAAGATTGTTACTCTCGATACTAAGATTTCAAGACCTTTAACCGGCTCAACGTAAGTATCTAAAATACCCATGTTGTTGTCAATAACTTCGTTAGTGTTGTTAGTTCCGTCCATGATGTTTCTGTAATCGTAAACACCACCATCTTTCTTAACTGACTCCATAAAGTTGTCTGCTAAAGTCTTAATCTCTAATCTCGTTTGAGCGTTATTAAATTCGAATAAGTAATTCTTTAAGATTTCAGCAAGTCCATCTTCAATGTAAATCATTGCTTCTCTTACGTGAGCAGAAGAAAGCGCTGATTGAATTGATTGTTGTGCAGTCTTGTTACCTTTAATTGTTAATCCTACGCCTCTTTCGAATACGATTGGGTTAATACCAAATGGCTCAAGAACATCTCTATCGTTTTTATCAAATGAAAATTCAAGTGATTGTACGTTAGTACCGCCTACAACACCTCTTCTTGGCCCTGCAATGATTGACCATGGTAATGCGTCGCTGTATTTATCAATATAGTTATTTGATACGTAAGCCGCTGGTGGAACAATTTTAACTCTTCCATTCTCTAGGACATTAAGACCTGGAGAGTAGTAGAATCCAAAGTTTGCACCTTCATTAAGGCTTGGTAATGTATATAATAACGTTGGGTTTAATTCTAAGTTACCACCTGTTGCAATGTGTCTTACTTCAAATGCTCCAGTTTGAGCGTTTAAGAATGATGGGTTAGTAGAAGCTTTAAGCTCATGTACCATTGGTCCGTTTAAGATCGCAGATGCATTTTGTCTTTCTTTACAAAGTAACGTAATTGCTTCTTTGTTAAGAATTGTTGGGCCTTCTAATGAACCAAATGTATCAACTACATATCTAAATGTAATAGCATCTTTATCAACTAAAGTATTTGATAAGCCGTTACCCGGTGTTAATTGTGCTAATAATTCAGAAATTTTTCTGTCATTAATAACTGCACCTTCAATCGGGAACATTGTATAAGTTGAAGTAGCATCTTCATATCTCTTAAGAGCGTATGTAGGTTCAACTTCTAAGTTTCTGTGTGTAATAAATCTATATGTATAAGTTTTAGTACCTGCTGCTACGTCTTCAACTACTGGAGCTTTTTGAATCTGTAAGATTCTTGCTAGTTTTCCAGATACTGAATCTAGAACATACATTCCTACTTTAATGTTTGAATTAAATGCAGGTTCTGCTGCAGCAATAGCAACTGTTTTAGTGAATCTAGATTTACCAGTTCCTTCTGGTGTAAATGTCCATCCAGAAGTAATTAATTCTACTCTATCGTTTTCATTAATTGTATATACTGGTAATATAGCAGTATCTGCTCTTTGGTATACTAAGAATGATGCCGCACCTGCTTCTACGTATTCACTAGAAACTGCGTCTTCACAATTTAATATAGTTTGTCCACTAACTTCAACTGCATTAATAAATTTTACCTTTTCACCAGTTGATGCGCTCTTTAAGAAAGCACCTGCTGCTAAATCACCGAAAATCACATCAGCAATTGGCGCATCGATTACTAGTTTACCATCAAGGCCAACAGTAATATTTGCGTTATAAGCTACACCTGTAGTTGCATCAGCGAATGTAGGTGGATTTCCAACTGTAGTAAATGATTCGTATGTTCCATCAATTTCATTGATTCCAAACGCACCACTAACTGTAATTTTTGAATCAGTCCCGTCATCTGATATAGATATAACTTGAGAATATTCATTATTTAATCCAGCGATTGTTGATAATAAAAAGCTACCAACTTCAAGATCTGTTGGTAAATCACCAATTAATGTATTTCTAACATATAAATCATTACCATCAATTTCCACTGTTTTATTAAGTGCAAGATCATCTACAGAAACTCCCTGTGCGATATTGTGTGATAATAATTGATAATCTTGATAAAGATCAAAACCTTCACCAATAAGATCAATATTTTCTAAAGCATCTTCATTAACTGCACAGAATAAACCTGTTCTTCTTGCTTCTAGATTAATTAAAGTTTCAATATATAATTGTCTTCCTTCATTATCCATAAATTCTGGAATTAAAGATCCACTATATTGTGAAATTAAACTTACTTCTCTTAAGTTTGTAAATGCTCCTAATTGAGATTTTATTAAACCTTTAGTATCAAAATACTGCCCGTAAACTGGGTCGTTATTTAATGTAGGTGCATCAAAATTACCTTTATAAACTAAAACATCTACCATGTAATCAGAAACATATTCTAATGCGTCGATTCCTTCTGGAATATTTCCTTCACCATACCACTCTCTTGCTGTAACTTCAAAGCCTGCAACATTTGCAGCTTGTTTTACAATAATCGTAATTGGATCTTGTTTAATGTTTGTAAACGTAATAGCTTTATTTGAATTTGATTCAGTATTACTAGCTGCTGCTAACACTTTCGCGTCAGACGGAGTCCAGAACTTATCTGTATCAAATACATCTGCATATTTTGTTGTTAAAAAAGATGCGTTGATTCCTTGTTCGCCACCATCAGTAATTAAAGACACCATACTTACTTGATCAGAATCTGCTAAAAGTGCTTCTTTTGCATCTGCTGTAGTTAAGTTAAGTGCTAAAATAGGACCTCTTGATAGAGTTTCTAATGCTGATCTGTGGAAAAACATTCCATCTTTTTCTAAAGACTTGTCAATACCACCGAAAACTTGTACGAATTGCTCAGTATCTTCAATGAATACTGGAGTGTTGTAAGGACCTTTTTTAGATCTACCTACAACTAATCTAATAGTTTCAGCAGGGATATTAACCGTCTGTGATTTGTCAAACTCTAAGCGATATACGCCTGAGCTCTTGAACTGTTGTAATTGAGGACTTAATGCCATAGTTGTTCTAATTTATTTTTTTTACTTTTATTATATATCCGGTTTATTCTTGTAATTTATTTAAGTAGGTCATAAATATCATATTGTAGATCTCCTTCGCTATCATTATCTTTAAATAATATACTTTCCATTTTATTATGTATCTCTAAATCTATAAAATCTAGGGCCTCTTCTACAAAATCTGCATAGTCAGTTGTATTAAAAAATTCAGTTGCAGTAATCGCAGTCATTATAACATCATCATGTCCCATTTGAGCCCCATAACTTCCATTTCTTAATGTACCAAATAGACTCGCTTCGATTACTGTTTCTTCATCTGTTATATCTATCCTATTATCTCCATACAATTTAGAGAAATTCTGACAAAATATTGCTTTATTATCAGATTTAAGTTTAATACCTGGTTTTAAAGTCCTTGCATCATGCCTATGTTTAAATCTTACAATCATCTCATCATCAAAATCATTCTTCTGTGGAAACACTGTTTTTAAATATTGAAAAAGAACAGTACCGTATGTATTATATTCCACAATCATTTTAACGTTCTCATTATAAAATATATCTACAGATAATGTATAAAGAACTTTTGCAAAATCTTCAATGACATGTTCATTACTTCTAAATCTAGCAACTTGCTTAAATTTAAAGAAGTCATACATTGCTCCGGCGTTATTAACCGCCTCTAGCTCTTTCATATTCATTGGCTGTAATTCAAAAATATTAATTACCGAAGCATCACCACCATTACCTTCTGCAATATCTACAGAAAATAACCAGAATTTTTCTGGATTTCTACATTCATCAATATCAAAATTAGCATCCCATTCTAAGAAACCCTTTACATCAATTGAAATATAATCAAACTCATCAAATTCATGATGTATATACTTCTTTGCACGCTTTCGCATTTTTTTAATAGAAATAGGATCTAATAAAAGATTAGAAGAACTTACAAATTCGTTTCCGTATTGTTTATTAAAGGCTTCAATAGAGCCTAAGTTTCCTAATTCTCTTTCATACCAAGCATCATCTCGATCTGGATGTTCCCACCAATCAATACGTTGTGCATTATAAACATTATCACCTCGTTCTGCACCTGCATATATTTGATAAAATTTGTTAAACCCATTTGGAGTGGATGTAATTGTAATTCTAGAAACATTAGATGCTGAAAGAGTTGGATAAACATTTTAATAAAAACTTTCTGCAATTGAAGGGTGAATGTGAGCAAACTCATCTAAGTATAAGTTATGGATTGTAAAACCAATA